GAATCGCCGGATGATGCGGCCAAAGACAGGCTTGCTCACTGGTGCAGCGGCTGTTGGCTCTGCCACCGGCATCTTGGGAGATTGATTTGAATGAACTGCTCCGACTGCTTGGCAGCATTGCACCCACTCTTGCAACTGCTGTTGCTGGCCCCTTGGGGGGCGCTGCTGTATCAGCTATTGCTCGACGTCTGGGAGTAGAAGACACCGTCGAGGCGGTGACGCAGGCCATCGCTGCTGATCCAGACGCCGCGCTGAAGCTGGCGCAGATCGACTTGGAGACGATCAGGGTTCAGCACGCCAACACCGAAAACGCTCGGGCCATGCAGATCGCTGCGCTTCAGCAGTCGGATGTGTTCAGCAAGCGGTTCACGATGTACCTGACGACGTTCTGGAGCATTGCTGCGGCGGTGTACATTGGCTTCATCACTTTCTCAATAATCCCAGAGCCAAACGTCAGGTTTGCAGACACCATTCTTGGTTTCATACTTGGAACTGTTGTAGCAACCATGCTCAATTTCTGGTTTGGTTCCTCGATTGGTTCGAAGGAAAAAGATGCGCGAAAACTTTGACAAAAGTCTGGCCGAGCTGCTCAAGCACGAAGGCGGTTTCGTCAATCACCCGTCCGACCCAGGCGGCGCTACCAACTTGGGCGTAACGCAGGCTGTCTGGGAAGACTGGATCGACCGCGCAGTCTCAGAAGAAAACATGAAGGCGCTCACGCCAGCCAAAGTTGCCCCGTTGTACCGTGAGATGTACTGGGACAGGATCAAGGGTGACAAACTGCCGTCTGGCGTTGATTACCTTGTCTTCGACGCTGCCGTTAACAGCGGAGCAAGCCGTGCAGCCAAGTGGCTACAAACGACTGTAGCGGCCGTTGCCGATGGTGCTATCGGTGAGCAAACCCTCAAGCTGGTGCTGCTGACCAATCCTCAAATGCTGATCGACAAGTACTCCGCAAACCGGCTTGCGTTTCTTCAGCGGCGCGAAACCTGGCCGACCTTTGGCAAGGGCTGGGAGCGCAGGGTTGAAGAAGTCCGAGCCACCGCGCTCAAGATGTGTGGCGGCTGATCCTGCTCCTGCTGGCAGGCTGCGCTAGTCCTCCTGAGGAGGACGATCTTTGGTACTGTCAGGAGCAGGGGGCGTATCTGTACTGTGTTCCTGAACGCTCCATCGATGGCCTGATTGGCACTCGTAACGCCGGTATCGCCCCCACGGTCGAGGGCGAGACTCCTTGACCTTGGCGTGTCTCCCACATTCAGGACATTTGATCACGCCACACCTTCAGCAACATCTTTAAGTCTGAGCGCAGCGCTTCAATCTCGGCCTGCTGCTGCTTGATCTTCTCGTTGGCCTCTTGGGCAAACTTTACCAGCGTCTCGCGTTGCCAATCTTCAAAAATCACTTTTTCGCCTGCCGGATTCATGTGCGTAATTTCGGATGTAAAGGGTCAACGACACAACGTCGCTTTTGACGTGGGCGGGAATGGGCGTCGGCACGGTGTAGCCAACTGCGGCCAGCGCACCTAGCACGATGCCCTCGGCCTTCTCTGGCGGCGCGTCCTCGGTCAGCATCGCCACCAGCATACAACGTCTAAAGATCAGCATACCATCAGCCACACAATCAGAACAGCCAGCAAGATCGTGACGCCAATGGCAAGCCAGAATGTCCATGACTCAGCAGGGTCATCGTCGTAGATGTAGTCGTCAACATATGGGCCGAAAGCCTCTTGCATTGTTCTTGGGTGTTTATGGTTCATCAATAATTCTCCTAAATTCACTCAATTCCATGCGCTTTCTCAGCGTATCGAATACCTGCCTCAATCCACTCTGCCGATGTGTGGCTAAAGTTATCTGACAAATTACGCCAAATTTCTCGGTAAGCTATTTCAATTTCGTCATCCGTCAGCGGCTTGCGCTGGGGTGGGTTTGTGTAAAGCGATGCAATATCTTTGGCAAAAGCCATTAGTTCTTGGGCAGTCCAGCCAATAGATATTTGATCGCTACCCGATTTGTTTTGGAAACAAAGTCGCAGCGCCTCGCGGCTGGGCGCAGAACGCGCATAAGCGCGAACAGCAGCATCAAATACCTCATCCCACTGCGGCTCCTGCTCAGGCTGCGCGAGGGCGGCGCGGAGGGCTTTGAGTCGCTGAATCTCGGCCATGTGCTCCCGCAGCGATTCCTCCAAAGCCTTGACGCGATCCCAGTCAGGGTCGAATACGGCAGCGCGGAGTTCATCAATCTCCTCCTGCATCCTTGCTTGAATCATGGCGTAGCTCACCATGCCTGTTTGATGGTCTGGGTGCTCTACACACCGCTCTTCCCATGTCTTAATCATTCCTCACCCCCAATCCCATGCGCCTTCTCGATGGCGCGGGCAAAGTCATGCAATGTTTCACCGTCTTTCCAGTCAATCTGAGCGATCTCCTCATCCGTCAGCGGCTTGCGCTGGGGCTGCGCAAGGGCAGCTTCAAGTGCAATAATAGTGTCTGCTATCCCTTGAGGCCACGCGGCCCAAGGGTCTTTCAAAGTTTCCATCGCCTGTTGCGCCGCTTTTCTCAAAATATCCATGCTGTCCCCCACATAATTTCTGAGTTGTGCCCCGCAGGCTCTTTCTGAGCTGCCCACCGGCCAGCCTTCTCGGCAGTCTCATGGGGAAACGCAGGCCAGCTCCAACGCTCGCCGTCCCACCACCTGTAGCTGTTGTCCCAGCCACGACCTCTGATTTTCATCGTCGGATACCAATCAATGGCTGGGGGATTGCCCTTATGCCACTTCATCCACTTCATTTCTCAGTTCCTCAATTTGTTGTTTTGCATCTTCAAATCCTCGAGCCACCAACACTTTGTAAAACAGACCTCGTAAGTGCAAATGCATCAGGTTTTGCTCTGGGCTAAGACTGCCACCCTTAGTGCGTTTCATTTCAATCCACGTTTCCCACGCTGGTATAAACAGGTCTGGAATGCCTTTGACCACGCCTTCAGCTTTAAGGCGACCAGCGGTTGCCGGTGACCTTGCCCCGCCAGAGGGAATAGCAAAGATCAGCACATCTTTATACGTCTGGCGAAACCACTGCACCAGTTCTCGCTGCTCACAATGCTCCGACTTCATGCCCACTCCTTTTTCAAAACCCTAAAAAACTTCCCGTCCTTTTTATACTTAATCTGAATCGGTGGATTGCCTTTGCTCAATTGCTCTGCCAAACTGCTGAGATTTTCCACATTCATGCCGACAATTTTGGCTTTGTCTGCAATCTTAATGACCTCCTTCATGGCTCGCTGGCCTGCGTAACCCTCATGCAAAACCGGAAAGTATTCGGTCACGGCAGGGTCAGATAGGCGTCCGTAGTAGCTGACAGCCAGCATCATCTTGCCGCTGGCTAGGCTGGTGTGTTCTCTCCATTTCCAGCCGGTCAGGGTCATCTCGGTGCCGTCTAGGCCCATGATGTCGTCGCTGCACAGCTTGAGCTTCTTCGCCTCCGGCTCGGGAAACGGGTGACCGCAGGCTGGGCAGACCTTAGCGCTGATGGGGCACAGCTCGTCGCAGGCATCACAAACCTTCACCGGCGCTTCGCCGTTGCCGTCGCCTTGTTTCTTAGGCGGTGTGACGGCAATGATCGGGCCGTGAGTGCCGACAACCCCGGCAAAGTCCAGCACCAAGCAGTCGGTCTTGCCGGGTGATGGACGCAGACCGCGGCCTGCCATCTGGACGTACAGGCCGGGGCTCATCGTCGGGCGCAGCATGGCAATCAAGTCGATGGCGGAATGGTCAAAGCCAGTGGTCAAGACGTTGGCGTTCGTCAATGCCTGCAACTTGCCCGCCTTGAAGTCGGACAGCATCTGCTCGCGCTCCAGCCTGGGCGTCTCGCCAGTAACGCACGCTGCCTTGATGCCACGCCCTTGTAGCGCCTCGCAGACGTTCTCGGCGTGCGCTACACCAGCACAGAAGAACAGCCACGCCTTGCGGCCTTCAGCGCGGCTTATGACCTCATTCACCACCGACTGATTGAGAGAATCGGTGTTGACTGCCGCTTGCAGTTCCGACTCGATATATTCGCCACCCCGTTTGTGTACGCCATCAACACTTAGTTTGGATGTGGTGACTTTGGATCGCAGAATCGACAGATAACCCTTGTGGATCAACTCCTCGATCATCACTGGCTCAATCAGTCCGTGAAACAGCGCAGGCTCGTCGGTGATCATTCCGTGGCCTAGACGGTAAGGCGTGGCAGTCAAACCGATCACCCGCAGCGCTGGGTTGATGAGCTTGAGCTGGGCCAACAAGGTGCGGTAGCCGCCCTCGTCCTTGTGATTGATGAGGTGGCACTCGTCAACCAGCACCAGATCAATGTGGCCCAGCAAATCTGCTTTGGTGCGTACTGACTGAATACCGGCAAACGTAATTGAGTCAATCTGGCGCTTGTTCATGCTGGCGCTATAGATGCCCAGCGGCGCATCAGGCCAATGCTGGAGCATCTTCTCGCAGTTTTGCTCGATCAGCTCTTTGACGTGCGTGAGCATCAGGATGCGCGTCTCAGGCCAGTTTTGCAGGGCGTCTTTGCAAAGCGCAGCCACGATGTGGCTCTTGCCCCCGCCAGTTGGCAAGACCACGCAGGGGTTGCCGGTGTTGCCTGCGTTGAACCAGGCATACAGCTCGTCGATGGTGCGGCGTTGGTAGGGGCGGAGTTCGATAGTCATTCCAGCCCCAAACTCAATTGACTCAACCGACTTTGCTGCAATGCTTCATATTCTGGATTCAGTTCACATCCAAGGTACTGCCGCCCAAGATTCTGGGCCACTTGCGCCGTTGTTCCACTGCCCATAAACGGGTCAAGCACAACGCCACCAACGGGTGCGCCAGCAAGGATGCAAGGCTCAATCAAGTCGGATGGGAAGACGGCAAAGTGTGCGCCAGCGTAAGGCTTGGTAGTGACCGTCCAGACACTTCGTTTGTTTGCCTTGTCGTATTCTTTGCTGACATTGCCTGATTTAGTTGCATATTTAGGATCATCATCATCCCCGTATTTGTTGCCGCCAAATCTGATGCCTTCGCTTTTAGATGTTGATTGTTCTTTGATGGCCTCATGGTCATAGTGATATTGCTGCGACTTACTCAACAAAAAAATATACTCATGAGCCTTGGTGCATCTGTCTTGCACACTCTCAGGCATGGGGTTTGGCTTGTGCCAGATGATGTCTTGTCGCAGATACCAACCATCGGCGCGAAGGGCGAAGGCAAGCATCCAAGGTATGCCGATCAAGTCTTTTTCTTTTAGGCCATCAAGTTTTAACCCTCGCTTGTGGCAAATCTCCACCTCTGAAAACTTCTGACTTGCAATTGATTGCTTGCCTTGGCGTTGACCTTGGCCAGGCCGGTAGTTGTAGTAGCTATCCCCAATGTTCAGCCACAGCGTCCCGTTGTCTTCCAGCACATCCCACACACATCGGAACACTTCGACCATTGCCGTGATGTATTCCTCTGGCGTTTCTTCCAGACCAATCTGCCCATCGTGCCCGTAGTCCCGAAGACCATAGTAAGGTGGGCTGGTCACGCAAGTTTGCGCTTTGATGTCCTGCTCTTTCCAGCGGCGCATGGTTGTCCTGCAATCCCCAAATTCAATCTTGTTCACCCCACCACCCTCGCCCCATTCCCCCGCAGTCTCTCAATCTCCACATCTCCCATCGCACACATTGACGGATTCGCCAGCAGTTCCTTACTGGAGTAAACGTGCGCGTCTGGATCGCCGTTTGCCACATCCTTGCCGTCCACAACGTAGATGGCTGTCCACTCGTTGGGGCCATCTTTGCGCCGCCAAGGAACCATGTCCGGGTGGACAACGTGCGACTCGCAGCCTTGCACCTGCCACTCCAACGGGATGTTGTCGGCATCATGGCGGGCGCAATGCCAAGTGTCGTCAGATTTTGCGCTACTGTGGGCACAGGTGCGGCAGTTGACTTCGCGGGTTGGCTGCGCCTCATGGCACATTGCATAGGCTGGGCACCACTTGCACTGGTACCACGATGGATCGGTGCTGATGGGTTCCGGCATCCTGTCAGCCAGCGCAATGCGTTGGCCGCGCTTGATGTACTTATCAGCCACCGCTGCGTCATAGGCCAAACGCTCGGTGTAGATGCTGTCGTCGTCTTTGTTGACGGCAACGTACAAAGCGCGGTGGATGCCGGTGCCTGCCATGTACAACTGGCATTGCACAAAATGCTCAAACTTGGCTTTTTCTACACCTTGTTTGACAAGTTCAACAAATGACTTCCATGAGTGCGTTTTGAACTCGGCAATGTGCTTGGTCTTGACCGCCCCAGGCACGCCAGCATCAAGTATGGCGTCAATGCTGCCAGACAAGTGACTGCCAAAAGCCACCCGCATCTGCTCCTCCAGCGCCCGCACCTTGATGCCAATGCTGCGTAGATCATCAATGATGGTGGCTTCTTCGTTCCGGCCCCGTCTAAACATCCGCAGCACGCGACCAGGAAATGCTGGCTTGACCGCAAAGCGAAACGACAGCCACAGCCAGCGATCACATGGATGGCCGACCACTGAACACCCAAGATGCGGGCGGGGCATCTCAAGGCTGGCCTGCGCCTCGTGATGCTTGTCGATCAAAGCGGCGATGCTATGATCTGATTGGGGGATTTCCATCCTCTGCTCTCCTTTATTCAGTTAGCCCCACCCGTTTGCGCGAGTGGGGCATTTTTTTACTTACGCGCCCAAGGTGGCGCAGCCTTGGTGGCAGGAGCACCAGCAGGCGCGTCTGGCTTTGGCTGCGGCGGCAAGCTGCCGGTGTTGCTGCGCCAGCCCTTGACCTCGTTCTGAGCACCGTACTCGCCTGACGCTGGGCGAATGTCTACCTTGATGGACAAATGGCCGTTGATGAGCTGGTCGGTATCGTTCACGGCAGGCAGGCCCAAAGCACGCATCAGGTCGCCCAGTTGCTGACGTCCGATCTCTTCGGCTTTGACATTCGGGTTGCGAATGTTGAAGTTGCCGAAGACGCAGCGACCTTGGCAGCTCGGGCCGGTCACGTCGTAACGCACCTTGATGTACTCACCAGTGCCGGCCTTGGTGGGCTTGAGTTCTGCCTCGGTGATGATGGCCGTGTACCAGCCAGACGGCAGGAGGTCATAGGACTGGGACGGTTGCAGCTCTGCTGCTGAATAGGTTTCTCCGAGTTTCATGGTTCTTATTCCTTGTG